TAGTAATACAATTACTATTGGCGCTAGTGGTGATACGATTGCATTAGCATCAGGTGCATCACAAACAGGATTTGGTAGAACAGGAACTGTCGATTGGCAAACAGGGTCTATTAAAACAGGCGATTTTGCAGCGGTAAATGGACAAGGTTTTTTTGTAGATACAAGTAGTGGAGTTGTTACTGCAACTTTACCAGCAGGAACTGCTGGAGCAATTGTGGCCTTTTCAGATTATACGAACACTTTTCAAAATAATGCTTTAACAATTACTCCAAATGGATCTGATAAAATTGGTGGAACAAACGCAAGCGCATCAGTAGCTGTTGAAGGTATAGCTCTTACTCTTGTTTTTATAGATAGCACAGAGGGTTGGAAAGTAATCAATGATGCAACTACCTCTGTTATAGGTGAAACTTTTATGTCTGCAACTGGGGGAACAGAAACAACTTCAGGAGATTTTAAAATTCATAAATTTACCGGTCCTGGAACTTTTACTGTTTCTTCAATTGGTAATTTAGATAAAAATAATACAGTTTCTTATGTTGTAGTTGCTGGTGGAGGTGGTGGAATGTCAATGGTACAAAATAATTCTCAAGGTGGTGGCGGTGGTGGAGCTGGTGGTTACAGAGAAAATAAAAGTCCAGTTGATACTTACACAGCAAGTCCTGTGGAAGGTTCAACAGATGTAATAGTTACAGCAGCTGCTTTTCCAATTACTGTAGGTGCTGGTGGTACAGGTTCAGGTAATAAACCAGTTGCTAGTAATCCAGGTAGTGCTTCAACTTTTTCAACAATAACATCCGCAGGTGGTGGAGGTGTTGCTGGTGGTTGTAGCGGAGCAGGCGCAGCTGGTGGTTCTGGTGGTGGAGGAAGTGCGAATTGTGGAACAGCAGGTGCAGGTAATACTCCATCATTTTCTCCTGCGCAAGGAAATCCAGGTGGTGTTGGTTTTTGCGCTGCAGGTAATCCGGGTCCTAAATATGGTGCTGGAGGTGGAGGTGGTGCTACAGGAGCAGGTTTTGATGGACATGGAACCGGTATTCCCGCTAATAGTGGTAAAGGTGGATTAGGAGCTACATCAAGTATTACTGCTTCTCCAGTTTTATATGCAGAAGGTGGAGGTGGGGCAAATTATGGTATAGGCAACTCCCCTCCTGGTCTTTCACAAGGTAGTGGAGGAAATGCAGGTTACGGCCCGTATCCTAGTTGTAATACAACAGGATCAGCTGGAACAGTTAACACTGGCGGTGGTGGCGGTGGTGGTAGTAATACAGGTAGTGGAGGTCCAACATCAAATGGTGGTGCTGGAGGCTCTGGTGTGGTAATAATAAGGTACAAATTTCAATAGGTAAATTATGAGTGAAATAAAAGTAAATAAAATTAGTCCAAGATCGGGAACAACGGTAACCCTAGGAGATAGTGGTGATACATTCACAATCCCTAGTGGTGCAACAATAACAAACTCTGGAACCGCAACTGGTTTTGGAGCAACAGGTGCTGTTAACTGGCAAACAACAGTTAAGACAACAAATTTTACAGCGGTAGCTGGTGAAGGATATTTTGTAGATACCAATGGTGGACAAATATCAGTTAATCTTCCTGCAGGAACTGCGGGAGCAGTAGTTGGTTTTAAAGATTACAGAAATACTTTTGATACTGCACCTCTTACACTAGTTCAAAATGGTTCAGATAAAGTAGGTGGTTCTACTGTTAATCCAGTTATAGCTCAAGAAGGTATTGCAGTTACATTAGTATTTATAGATTCAACAAGAGGTTGGTTAGTTACAGATTCAGGTTTACAATCAGAGGTCCCAGAACCGGGATATGTTGCTGCAACTGGAGGAAATACAACACTAACAGTTTGTAGTCATAAGGTTCATATTTTTACAAGTCCTGGAACTTTTTGTGTATCAGATGGAGGAAACGTAGCGGGATCAAATGCAGTAGAATATTTAGTGGTAGCAGGTGGTGGAGGTTCAGGTGGTTATGGCACAGATGGTTCAAAACTTCAAGGTGGTGGTGCTGGAGGAGCTGGTGGTTGGAGATCATTTACCGCTCTTCCTAGTGCAAACCCGTTAAATAGTCCAGAAGCTGTACCAGTTTCAGCGCAAGCTTATCCAATTACAGTAGGTGGTGCTGGAGCAGGAGATCCTGCTAATAGTAGTGGTGGATCAAGAGGATCTAATTCGGTATTTTCAACTATAATATCAACAGGTGGTGGTGGAGGTGGATCTAAAAATAGTCCACCGCCTGCTTGTGGTGCTAGTAAACCAGGAGGATCTGGTGGTGGTGGAGCAGGTAAAGTTATGACTCAAAGCGTAGATCAAGGAGGAACAGGTAATACACCTCCTGTTAGTCCATCACAAGGTAGTACAGGTGGAAATGGTGCTAGAAGAGCAGCTTCTCCAAATAATAATTCAGGCGCTGGAGGTGGCGGCGGTGCAAGCGCTGTGGGAACTACTGCACCAACTTGTAGTGTTGACGGAAAAGCCGGAGGAGATGGAGCATTTGTACCCGATACTTTCTTTGGACCAACAGCACCTAGTTACGGAACACCAGGACCAGCATCAGGCAGATATTTTTCAGGTGGTGGCGGTGGTGGAGCCGGTGGTACTGGTTCACCAGGTGCAGGTGGTGCAGGTGGTGGAGGAACAGGCGGTGGATCAAGTCCATCAGCTAACGTTGCAGGAACAACAAATACTGGTGGTGGAGGTGGTGGACCAACTAATACATCATCTGTAAATGGTGGATCAGGAATCGTTGTTATTAGATATCAATTTCAAACTTGATGAAGAATAAAAATTAATATATAAGGAGAAACATTATGGCACATTTTGCAAAACTAGGGGCTAACGGAAAAGTTATTCAAGTGTTAACACTTGATAACAAAGATATGCACAATGCTGATGGTGTTGAAGATGAAACAGTAGGTCAACAATATTTAGAACTACATAATAATTGGCCTGCACAAATGTGGATTCAAACATCTTATAATACTAACAGTAATAAACATAGTTCAGGTGACGATTCAAAAGCATTTAGAGGAAATTATGCTGGTATAGGTTTTGAATGGGACGAAGATAATCAAATCTTTTGGCCTAAAAAACCATATGCTTCTTGGGTAAAAGATACTGCAACTGCAAATTGGCAATCACCGATCGGCGATGCTCCTGCATTAACTGCAGAGCAACAATCACAAAATGAAGCTGATACCCATCAATGGAATTATCATTGGAACGAAGCTAATCAATCTTGGGACTTGACAGATAGTAAAGCATAAATTAAAAATGGTGGTGGTATGCAAAAGAAAGTATTAAGCGAACAAGCATTATATTATGGTGATGTGGCAATGCCTAAAAATTGGGACATTGACCGAGATAAATTATCAGTCGACATTTTACAATCATTAATTAAAAACAAAGATTTTCCGTTTTCAAAAACTTGGGATATGTTAAATACATATATGCGAGATCATATAGGTCTTGAATATGATATTAATCTAGTTAACAAAGAAACTTGGGGCAATATCTATAAGCCTCAAGAGACTACGATTCCATTACTTAATATTGATCCAGTGGATTTACGTAACTCACCAGATTTTACATTATTATATGGTGTCAAGATAAAAGATTGTATGGTCAGAATACACTTTGAAGACAATAGACGTAAAGGTAGAAGCTGGGACATACCGCTTTCTAATAATAAATTTATTATGTTTCCATCAACTAATATGTATTATTTAACTAACAATCAAAAGGATAGTTTAAATTTTGTACAAACAATAACTTATGAATATATCTAATTATTATTGGTATTTTACAAGTGCATTAACACCTAAATTTTGTGATGAGGTAATAAGATATGCTAATGCACAAAAAGAAGTTATGGCTAGAACAGGTACCTATGGAGATAGAAAATTAAATAAACAAGAAGTATTAGATTTAAAAAGAAAAAGAAATTCTGATTTAGTATGGCTTAATGATACTTGGATATATAAAGAATTACATCCATACGTACACGACGCAAATAAAAATGCTGGTTGGAATTTTGAGTGGGACAGAAGTGAATCTTGTCAGTTCACAAAATATAAATTAAATCAATATTATGATTGGCATTGTGATGGTCACGACAAACCCTATGACAAACCCAATACACCTGATCATGGTAAAATAAGAAAATTATCCATGACTTGCCAGTTAACAGATGGTTCAGAATATAAAGGTGGTGAATTAGAGTTTGATTTTAGAAACTATGATCCACATATGCGAGACGAATCAAAACATAGAATACAATGTAAAGAGATATTACCAAAAGGATCTATTATTGTATTTCCTAGTTTTGTGTGGCATAGAGTTAAACCAGTAACATCAGGTACAAGATATAGTCTTGTGGTATGGCAT